AACTCGGACGAGCCCACGGACAAGGAGATCGAGACCTGCGCTCGAGGGTTCTTCGAGGGCACACCCGGCCCCACCAACTGGTACGCCGTCAGCGAAGTCTCCAAACAGGCATGGCTGCACGCGGCCAAAAAGGCGCTCGCAGCTGTCAACGCCATGAAAACGAAGGAACAACAATGAACGAGAACACAACCCTCACCGACATCATCGACGCGGCGCTCGCCGCCGGATGCCAGATCAGCGTGACCATCACTCCCAAAGACTTCTACAACGAATCACAGGAGCCGGAGGAATGAACGTGAGCGAAAGCATCGACTGGCGGCATTCCACGCCGGGAGAGCTTGACCTGCACCGGTTCATCGGACTCACGAGGAGAGGCCAAACACTGGACGGCTATCTCTCCTGCTTCATGCAGAACGGCTGGTGGACACTCACCGACGCCGACAATCTCGCCACCGTCATCAAACCGGACGCCAACGGAAACCCCACACTCAACACCGAACTCTTCCGCTCCATCAACGTACTCAAGGAAATACGACCATGAAAAAAACTACATTAGTCCACCACAGAACTACATTAATCACCACCGGTTTTTATAGCGCGCTCGCCGGAGGAACCCGATGAGGCGCGAAAGCTGGTCGGTGGAATCCACCATCGGACTCCTGTTCACCATCATCATCGCGATACTGGCACTCGCCATCGTATCCGCCATCGGCCTGGCCGCGTACGCCGCGATGGACACCGGCCCCAGCCAGCGCATCGTGCAGCAGGTGGAGACCACGGGCGACGTTCGCCGCCTGTGCATCGAGGCTCGAACCGGCGAGCGCGTCGATGCCATGTCATGCGACTTGATTGATCCGCATACGGGAGGTGTTGCGAAGTGACGAGTCAGGCGATACGCGACAAGGTGCTCGCATGGCACGGGCGCGGCTACGGCGCGACGGATACGGCCCGTCAATTGGGTCTGCCGTTGGAGGAGGTGCGCGCGATCATCCGCGAGGGCGACGGTCGGCCGAAACCGCCATGCAAGGTCGAGTTCATCGAACCGCCGCTGTTCGAGGAATGAACTGAAATACCAGATAAAAACGAAACCCTCCACACGAGGCGGAGGGCATGTCAGCAAGCAACCAGTTTAGCCGATGTGGAGGGGTTTCGTGAACTGCCAGAACTGCAACACCATAATCGAAAACGGGTACGCGCTGTGCACGGCGTGCGAGCTGCGCTTCGCCGGCACGCTCCTGCGACTCGCGCGCGACGTCACGCCGTTGCACGACTCGCTGGACGCGACCCTGCATCCGGGCGGGCACGCCCGTCAGGATCCAGACGGCCACTCCCCCGACTCCTATCAGGCTTGACGTGCTCGACCTGCTGGACATGCTCGATGCGACGGCGCGCGAACTGTGGCGTTGCTTGGATGTCATCGACGCCTTGGATTGGCACAAGGATCCACGCATGGAGGACCTCGAGGCCACGCTTATCGACTGTGCGGGCCATCCCAGGCTCGCCACGTTCGCGGATGCCGGCTTCTACATGGCGACCATCAACGGCATCGCCCGGAAAATCGACCTCACGTTGGATCCGCCAGAGCAGCGACGCGAGATCGGCACGTGCGAGCTGTGCGCCACGATGCTCACCGCAGGCGCGGCAGACCAGTGGGTTACCTGTCCCGTGTGCGGACGGGAACAGCGAGCGCAGACGGTCAAACTGCGTAGGCTCAAGACGTTGTGTTGGGATGATTCCAGGCGAGGGTCGGCGGCTGAGATAGCCAAGGCGTTCACGGATGCAGGGATACCGGTGCGTAGGGGTACGCTCAACGTGTGGGTCAACCGAGGCAAGCTGCCCTCCAGCCCTCAGGGCCTCGCCTATTGCGACGTGTACCGACTCGTGATCGGCGGAGCGGCTTGACAAAATTGTCACTGTAACCGATGATTGCAGTGGCAGAAGTGTCGAAAAACCCAGCTCACGTGGCTGGGTTTTCGCGTATCTGACCGCATTGCATGGGGCGAGAGTACTCCGCCGGCACGTCCAAAGCGCCGGTGATGTTCGCCCCGCCACTCTTTTCATTTGATTGTGAGGCGATGACGCCATGACAATGCCGGGCATGCCGACCATCAGCCTGCGGATCACGTGCAAGGGGAACACCCTCGGCGACATCGACGCCCTGCCCGTGCCCGTGAGCGTCACCCCGTCCGGCCATCTCGTGGTCGACCCCCTCGAACCGGTCATGCGCCGGGCCGTGCAGGCGTTCGTGGACGCCTGGCAGCGGTC